TACAGGTCCTGGTATGACTGTTAGCTTAACAGCTGACACAACATTAACAGTTGCTTCACACGCAGGTAGAATATTACTTTGCAACGATGCTGATGGTAAATTTACTTTACCAAGTATCAATGTAAACAGTAATGGTGCTACTGCAGGTGATAATGACTTTAATAACTTAAACAATATTGGTGCTACTTTCACATTTTTTGTTGAAACAGCAGCTACTGATATGGACATCAAAACAGATGGTACTGATAAATTTAAAGGTGCTATTATGATTGGTGTAGACGATGGTTCGAAAAAAGCTTTCGTACCAGGTGCATCTAATGATGTTATTACTATGAATGGTTCTACAAAAGGTGGAATCGTTGGTAGCGTAGTATCTTTCACAGCGATTGATACTGCTACATACATGGTCCACAATTCTTTATTGATTGGATCAGGTACAATAGAAACACCATTCGCAGACGCGTAATAAATTAACTCGGGGCGCCTGGTAATGCAGGCGTCCTTTAAAAGGAGGACAACACATGGCAGACACAGTATTAAATACAACTGTATTTGACGGAGCAAAAAAACTAATCACTCACTACAATGTAGTTTCTGATTCTACTGGAGGCACAACTAAAATAGTTGATGTTTCTGGATTAAATTCAAACAATGGTAAAACTTGCAAAACTGTAAGATTAAACAAAGTTAGATTTAATGTTTCTGTAACAGCACCAGCTGATGCAATTAGAATGCAATGGGATGCTGACACCGATGTAGTATTTCAAACATTAGCAGGTGAAATGGAATTTGATTATAGTGACTTTGGTGGATTAAAAAACACTGAAGCAACAGGTTTTACTGGAGATGTAAACGTAGTTTTACCAGCTTGCACAAGTGGAGATACAGGTACAATCGTTTGTGAATGGATTAAAGTTTACGAATCGTAGGAGTTTAAATGGCTAATACTACTTCGGGAACAGCGACGTTCGACAAAACTTTTGCTATTGATGAAATAGTAGAAGAATCTTTTGAGCGTATTGGTTTACAGAATGTTGCTGGTTATCAATTAAAATCTGCAAGACGATCTTTAAATATATTACTTCAAGAATGGGGTAATAGAGGTATTCACTATTGGGAAATAGATGAACTTGATATTGATTTAATTGAAGGACAAGCCGAATATAAATTTTTTAGATCAAGTGATGATGGCACAAGTGCTGTGTCAAATCCAAACGGTGTTTACGGAATATCCGATGTTCTTGAAGCACAATTAAGATCTAATAGAACCCAGACTACGCAATCAGATTCACCTATGACAAAAGTTGATAGATCAACTTATGGAGGTTTTTCCAATAAACTTTCAAAAGGTACACCTAATCAATACTTTGTACAAAGATTCATAGATCACGTTAGTATTCAAGTATATCCAACACCAGATTCTACAAACGGATCTAAGGATATGCACATCTATTACATCAAAAGAATACAAGATGCAGGAGATTATACAAATGCATCTGACGTACCGTTTAGATTTGTGCCTTGTATGGTATCAGGACTAGCATATTATTTAGCACAAAAGTATCAACCAAACTTAATTCAACCTATGAAATTAGCTTACGAAGACGAGTTTGCTAGAGCTTTAGCGGAAGATGGTTCTGCTTCTAGCACACACATAACACCAAAAACTTATTATCCAGGAGCATAATGACAATAGTAACAAAAGGAATGGGAGTAATTTTAAAAGGCAGAGCGCAAACAAACAAATTAAATTTAACAAGTTTCGAGGAAAAAATTAAAAAAATTGCTGAAGAGAGAGAACTTAGAAAATTAAAACAAGATAAAGAAGTTGAGAAAAGAACTGGTTTACCATTTAAACAAGCGGAGGATCCTGAATAATGTCAAAATACGCAACAGGTAAATACGCAAAAGCAATATCAGATAGATCTGGTTTAGAATTTCCATACAGAGAAATGGTTAGAGAATGGAATGGATCTTTTGTGCATGTATCTGAGTTTGAACCAAAGCAGCCACAATTAGAACCAAAACCACAAAATGCGGATGGTATTGCTTTAAGACATGTTCGAGTTGCAAGAACGGAAAACGATGTAGCATATTCTTTACCAGAAAATGCTTTTGAAAGTTATGAAGCGGGGTCTAGAATTATAAATGTTACAGCTCCCGGTCATGGTTTAACAAATGGAACAACATATAGATTTAGAGGAGCTCCAACAACTTCTGCAGGAAGCAGTTTTACATATGCAAATCCCGCGGACTTTGACGGAATTACAGGAGCTAATATTGCAAAAGCTGCTGGTTATGCAATTACAACAGGATTGTATGTAAATGACGCTAGAAATACTAGCGATTATTCTGTAGCAAATTTTTTTCATTTTACAGTTGACACAGATACTGCTACAATCGGTGGAGTTAAAGGAGGAGGAGTTGGCTGTTCAGTAGGACCAGTCACATTAAGCGCATGATTAAACATATTATTAATATAATTAAAGGTTGGTTTATACCTAAAAAAGAAATGGACCCACACGAAGAAATGTATTTAAAATCAAAAGAGTCGGATGTTCCAGTTTATGAAAATGAACAGGAAGCTGTTTCTAACCGTAAACTAGAAAAGATAAAAAGAAAACATAAGGGATCATAATGGCTGGATTAAGTGCGTCAGGATTAAAAACACAAATAAGAAGTTATACTGAAACAGACTCGAATGTTTTGTCAGACTCTGTTTTAGAAAATATAATTTTAAATGCACAATATAGAATTTTTAGAGATATTCCTATTGATGCAGATAGGAAACAACAATTAGGTAATTTAGTGGCTGGACAAGAATCAATTAACGCTCCAGCAGGATCATTATTTATAAGAGGTATACAAGTTTACGATACCGCAGGATCAGAGACTACAGGAGCTAACAGATGGTTAGAGAAAAAAGACTATACATACTTGCAAGAATATCAAGATGTAACAGGAACATCAGCAGCTCAAGGTCAACCTAAATATTATGCTATGTTTGGTGGTGGTACAGGAGAGTCTGATACAACATCTGGACGTATAGCTTTTGCTCCAGTTCCTAACACAACCTATAGATTTAGAGTGCATTTTAATAAAATGCCGGATCTTTTAGAGAATGATGACACTAATTATATTAGTATGAATTTTCCAAATGGGCTATTATATTGTTGTTTATCAGAGGCGTACGGGTATTTAAAAGGTCCAATAGATATGTTGACTTTATACGAAAATAAATATAAACAAGAAGTACAGAAGTTTGCTAATGAGCAAGTTGGCAGAAGACGAAGAGACGACTACACTGATGGCGCTGTTCGTATACCAATAAGATCAGCAAACCCGTAGGAGATAAAATATGGCAATAACATCGGCAATATGTTCAAGTTTCAAACAAGAACTTTTACAAGGTAAACATAGTTTTGAATCTTCAGGTGGACACACTTTTAAAATCGCATTATTTACAAGTTCTGCATCTCTAGGTGCATCTACTACTGATTATTCAACTTCAAATGAGATTACAAACACATCAGGAACTGCTTATACTGCAGGTGGAGCAACTCTTACAAACTCAGGTGTTTCATTATCTTCAACAACAGCTTTTACAGACTTTGCGGATGTGACTTATTCTTCTGCTTCTTTCACTGCAAACGGTGCATTAATTTACAACACGACAACAGATGGTGGCTCAAGTACAACTGATGCCGTTTGTGTCATCGCATTTGGTGGTGACAAAACAGCTAGTAACGGAACTTTTAAAATTGAGTTTCCTACCGCAGACGCAACTAACGCAATCATTAGATTAGCATAGGAGGCCGACCATGTCGGTATCTTCAGGATGGGGCCGATTAACCTGGGATCAGGCTAATTGGAACGAAGCCGTAACTTTTAAAACAGGTTGGGGTGCACAAGCTTGGAACGATGGTGAATGGGGCGAACTTAAAGACGTAACAATATTTCCAACAGGTTTATCTATTACGTCTGCTATTGGTTCAGTTGATATACCGGATCAAATAATTACACCAACAGGACAGTCTATTACATCCTCACAAGGGGAAGCTTTTGTTCCTGTTTCAATAGATACATCTTTATCAGCTACAGCTAGTGTTGGTTCAGTGTCCGTGGTTGACATGCAAGTTGGATTGACTGGTGTATCAACAACAGCAGCTATTGGATCTGTTACAGTAGCAGACATGCAAGTTGGTCTAACAGGCCAATCATTTACTGCAAGTCAAGGAACGGCAAAAGCACCAAATGAAACAGCTATACTTTCTGGTGTATCAATTACATCGGCACAAGGAACCGCGCAAGGTATATCTTCACAAGAGGCACAATTAACAGGAGTATCATTTAGTGCTAGTATTGGTAGTGTTACAATACCAAATGATGTGGTTCAACCATCAGGATTAGAAGCTACATTTGCTCAGGGAACTATAGTTGGACTAGGTAGTGCTATAGCTCAACCATCAAGTTTAAGTATGACTTCTAGTGTTGGCTCTTTGACAGTAGAAGAGGGTCTAGGATTAACTGGTCAATCATTTAGCGCTAGTGTTGGATCTATAAGTTTAACAGATATTATTGTTGGATTACCAAGTCAGTCTATAACCACAAATATTGGAACTGTTGATATATTTGCTTATGGTGATGTTGACACTGGCTCAAATACGTCATATAGTAATGTTTCAACTGGATCGAATGATACGTATTCTGATGTTGCAACTGGATCAAATACAAGTTATAGTGACGCTGCATAGGAGAAAAATATGGCATCAACATACACACCATTAGGTGTTGAACTTCAAGC